ACCAGCATGTAGAGCATTTGCATCTAATGAAGCAGCGAAATCTTTACAATTTAAGTTTGGTGCATTTGCAGGAACTCTTGATCCTACCGCTTATAGAGGTGCTTGTTATAATGATGGCAATACACTTTCAATTTCAGATTGGAGAACTAAATGTTTATTAAATGTTGGTTGGAATAATTATCCTTTAAATCCACCTAATTATCAGATATCACCTGGTATTCAACCTAATTATCAATCTGGTACTGTTGTACCATTAACAGGTATATGTTTCCAAGATGCTAGTGGTAATTCAACCCAAAATAAAAATGTTTCAGCAACTTATACTGCCACTTCTTCTAGTGTACCACTTGATTGGAAAAATGCAACCTTACATGATGTAGTGCCATTAAATAGTAATCTAAATACAGATAGTAGTAGAATATACGCAGATTTATTCAATGAAGTTTCTGAATCAATTGATTTAGTTCAAGCAACTGATCCTACTTCTCACTTTCATAAAGTTGATCTAGATAGAGGAACTCATAGTTTTAAATTGGTTACTGATGCAATAGAATTAAGTCCAGATGATTTAAAGACTACATTAAATTTATCTGTTGATAATGCAGTATCTATTGACAGTGTAGTTTCTCCATTTATAGTTTTAGAATATCTAATAAAAATTTGAGTTATGACGATAGCACCAAATCCTGTATATAGGAATATTAGAAAGAATTTTTATACAGATAAGGCATCTGATACCACTGAGGTTGGTACTGTTATTAGTACCATGAAATCAGTTACAGATGTTCATGATAATTTACTTATACCAACAACACCATCTTATGACTTTAGTACAGGTCAAATAACTAGGGAAACTACTGGTAATGCTCAGACAGCAATTAATCCAGAGTATCAGTATCCTGGGTACATATATTGTGATGGATCAGAGTATAAGATAGAAGATTATCCAGCATTATATAAGGTAATTGGTAATGATTATGGTGGAACATCAAGACCAGGATTGGAGTTGGTTAATGGTGGTAGTGGTTATCCAACAACAGGTAATGTAACTATTACATTTTCTGCACCAACAGGAAGTGCTAATGATAATCAAACTATTGAAGCACAACTTTCTATAAATGCTAGTGGTGTTATTACAGCTGTAATTACAACAGCATTGGGAAAAAATTATACCAGTGATCCTACATATACTTTACAAAATGCAGGTACTGGCAGTGGATTGCAATTAAAATTTAATTTTAACGCTGATGGAGAACTTGAAAATATTAAACCAACAAATGTATTCAATTATCTTGGTGAACATTTAGGTACTGGTGCAAAAACTCTTGGAACATTTATGGTTCCAGATTTAAAGGCAAAGAAGATTCTTGGCCATGGTACAGTATATGGAACTGGGTCTCCTACTGCTGGATTATTAACTCTTGGTGCAGGAGCAGAAAATGGTGTTGCCAAAACAGGTGGTAAATGGTTATTTGATAAGACAGCACAAGGAGGATACTTCTCTCTTGGTACTATAGTAACCACTGACTATAGTAAAGTAACTGATTCTGTAGGAACTTCTATTTCTGGAACCCAGACAATTAAGGTTACCATGCAAGATAAGAGATTGCAAGGTGTTCCGCAACATAATCATTACGTATATCATACTTCTTCTGGATCATCTGTTGTCAGTCTTGCTGGATATTCTGGTGATAGATATCTGTCAGAATATACAAATGGTAATACAAGATTGTTTCAGTTTTTCCCTATTGGTGGTATTGCTTATTCACATAAACATGCTCTACTAAAGCAACCATTATCGGGTGCAGGTGATGTAGCAACATATGATATACTAGATTTCTATCCAGGTGCAGAGGGAACTGGATCATATAAATCTAACACAGCAACAGTACCTGCTTTAACAAAGTCAGGTAGTAGTTCTAGTGTTAATACAACAACAAATACAATATCATTAACTACTCATGGATTTAATACTGGAGATGAAGTAACTTACTCTGTAGGAAATGTAGTTAAGGAAGTAACCATAGCAGATATTAATACTGGAAACGATACAATGACTGTTAATGGTCATGTATGGTCTACAGGTGATCAAACAACATATGGAAAAGGCGTTATAACACATACATTAACATCTGGTAATAGTACTGTTAATACATCAAATGATCAATTAACAATTACTGCTCATGGAATGTCAACAGGCACAGCTTTGAAATATACATCAACTGCTGGCACTCCTATAACTGGTTTAACAGTTGGATTTACTTATTATGTTAAATTAGTTGATGCTAATACTATCACATTACACACTACTTCTGGAAACGCAACAGCAGGAACTCCAACCGTTGATCTTACTGCAACAGGAACAGGACTACAAACATTTACTGTTCAAGGTACAGTAGCTCCTCCCTTAATTGATAATACAGCATATTTTATAATTTACGTAGACACTAATACTATTAAACTTGCATCAACTTCAACAAATGCAACAGCAGGAACTGCCATTGATATAACTGGTATTGGTAGTGGTATTCACACACTTACATCACCAGGAACAGTTATCAGTCCATTAACTAATGGTAGCAAGTATTATATAATAAAGGTAGATGATAATACTATTAAATTAGCATCATCTTTGGGTAATGCTCAGGGTGGAACTTCTATAAATTTTGGTAGTCAAGGTACTGGTTCTTTTACTCTAACAAGAGCAGCAATACAAGGTGAAGGATATTATATGGCATCTGGTGGTGCTGGTGCAGGAACATACGAAGTTGTAACATCTATTCCATCTCCTGTATTTAAAAAGTTTAGTGCTACTTCTGTAATTGGTGGTAGACAAACTACATCAGGTGGTGTTCCTATCATTGAATATCCAGATGGATTGATAACTAAAAATACTCCTCAAACTGGTACAGGTATTACTTTTCCAAATAACTGGACAACGATGACGATGACTATTACAGGTGGTGGTGGATCTGGATCTCCAGGAAATCAATCTGGTAATGGTGGTGGTGCAAGTAAACTTGAATTTGGTGGTGGATTACTTACTATTACTGCTAATGGTGGACAGGCAGGTGGATTAAACACAGCAAGAACTGACGGTGGACAAGGTGGAACAGTAACTAAAACTGGTACTAAAGTTGGTGATATTCAAGTAATCAGTGAATCGCAAGGTGCGTCTGGTTCAAATGGATCAGCTGGAACTTATTGGAAGAAAGGATATCCAACCACTCCTAATGTAGCGGGAAGTGGTGGAGATAATTCTGGTAGTTATTCAAATGATGGAACTGATGGATTGCATACATTAGTCTCTGATACATCTAATCCTGGTAGTAGTGGAAATCAAACTGGACCTGGTAGTATCAATATTTCTAGTACCAACTATTCATACACTAAGATTGAAATCACATTGGCTGGTGGTGCAGGTGGTGATGCTGATACACAAGCACCTCAGTGTACTCAAGTTGGTGGTCATGGTGATCTTATGACACTAGAAGTGAATAATCCTGTAAATGGATTTACTGCCACTTATTCTACAGGAACTGCTGGTGCTTCTAATCAAACAGGTGGTACTGGTGCATATGGTTCTAATGGTGGTAAAGGTGGTAATAAAAATGGTACTGGTTCAAATGGTGCAGGCGGTGGTGGTGCAACTGCAATGAAAATGGGTCAATCTATCGTCGCTGGAGCAGGTGGTGGTGGCGGTTCAGGAGGAACTGATAATGGTGGAGCTGGTGGATGTGGAGTTTCTGGTGCTTCCAACAATACTTCTGGATGGAGCAGTGATAATGCTCAATCAACAACTGCAAACCTATTTCCTGGTGGTGGATCTGGTGGACAAAACGCTGGCTGCAACGGCGGTGGCGGTGGTGGCGGTGGTGGTGGTATCGCTACTTCTAATTATGGTGCTGGTACTGGATCTGGTGGTGGTACTGGTGCTGGTGCTGGTCATGGTGGTGGATATGGTGGAGGTCGTGGGATGTCTTCCTTTAAATCTAGTATTTTTAGCAAACTTTCTCAAGCTAATAACAGTACTGGTGATGGATATGTCTCTTGGATTTGGAATGAAGATAGAAGTTACTGGACTAATGGTGGTGGTGGAGGAGGAGCAGGTGGACGTATCTATGCTACCATTGACGCTGATAAAATAGGATCTAATGTTAGTGCTACACTTGATGTTGGTAGTGGTGGAGCTGGTGCTGGTGGTGCTTCTTCTGGAGGTGGCGGTGCTGTTGTATACGGATTTGGAGTCATTACTGGATATGAAGGTGGGTCAACAACAACTAGTGTTGGTGATATAGTCATCAAAGCATCAGGTACAACAGGTTCTAATGGACCCGAAATATTTACAGGTGGTACTGGTACTGGTAATAATGGTGGATTCCAGTTACCAACAACCCAAGTACCTCAAGTAGAAATTGTTACTGGTACTACAGGTGGTAGTGGTGCAGCTGCAACAGTTTCTCTTGCAAATGGTTTTGTTTCTACAATAACAAAAACTAATAATGGTTCTAGTTATCAATCAGCTCCTGAAGTTAGGATTAAAGATGGTGCAGGTTCTGGTGCATATGCTATTGCAACTGTCAATAATGCTCAGGAAGTTGATACAATAACATTGTCATCATTAGTTACACCATCTGCATATGATTATTACGTCAAGATAGGTGGAGCACCATCTGGTACTAGTTCAACAGATTACCATAGATGGATTACTATTAAAGAACATGATTGTACCAATGTTAAAAGATTTAGTATTAAATGTGCTCGTGGTAATGGAGTTAATGGTGGTGACCTACCTGAACAGGGTGGTGATGTATTAAAATTATATTATAATACTGATTTAAGTGATAATTTTAATAATTTAGTTGGAGTTATTGTGCCACTTCCAACTGGTAGTGAAGTAACTAGCAAATATGATGGTGATGGCACTGGAACTGAAGCAACTAAATGGTATTGGTATTCAATGGATTTACCATCAGCAGCACAAACTGCTACAACACGATTCCATATAAAACAGGAAAGACCTATTGCTAGTGGTACTAATGATAGTGCTAGTGATACTGACCATTATGGTATATGTGATTTCATTTACGAATATAAAGAGGTATCTGGATTGACATTTGTTCCTAGTGATGGAGGAATTTCAACAAACGCTGATGAATTAACATATGTCGTTGAAGGTAATGAAGCAAGTATCTATACATCTGGTGCTACTGGATTAGATGCTGTATTTACACTCAACTCACAAAATCCTTTAGTTCCAGTACCACTAATTGATCCTGATTTCCCAATACCAGTAGTTGAACCATATCATTTATGTAAGTACTTAATTAAAGCATTCTAAATATAACAGGGAATTAGTATAATACAATGGCAACTCAACTTTTACAAGTAAATGCAATCACAAAGGTAATACGATATCAAGGTATAGAGAAAACTATACCAGATAGTTACTGGACTAGTGATATAGTGCCTGTGGTTTATCCTAATTGGGATGCCGATAAGGATAAACTTGTGTTGTTTGCATGGTATGATAACAACTCATATATCTGTCAGAGACGCAAATATACTATGAATTTCAAAACTAATGCTTTTGAATGGCGTGACTATGAAATGGATCAAGTTGATGATGGATCTGGTCTGACATTATATAATAAATTTAAGGATACATTCTTCTTAGTAGATTCCCTAGAAACAGAAGAATATCAAAATGAATTTGCCAAAATACATGCGAAAACAGCAACAACAAGTTGGTTGACTGTTAGACTTGCTCGCAATTTCTTGTTGAGTGAAACTGATCATGTATTATTGTCAGATGCACCTTATACTGCTGATGAAATAGCAATGTATAAGACATACAGGACTAAATTGAGAGATTTACCTGCTGAAGCAAATACTACAGATCCCACTGGTATCAAGTTTCCTATACCACCAAAGTATTTTAGTGACATATATTTAAAGAAGCATCCGACTGCTACATATCTTGATGATTCTGGTCAGTTTGTTGAATTGTCTGCTCATTATGGTACAACATTTAGTGAAAAGTTTGCATCATATTTAATTGTTAAAGATATTACTGATAGTTTATATAATAAGACATTCATGGATTCCTTAGAACAAGCAGGTATAGTTTATAATCAGACTCTTGCTAATAATTCTTCTCTATCAGATTTTACTGCTGATGAGAAAGTTAAAACTAAAGATTATCTAGATAAATTAATTGCAGAAATTGAGGGATCAATGTAATGGTAACATCAGCAAACGTCTGGGATAT